ATATCGATTAATTATCCTTTCTTTTTTAGTCCTATACAAGACGGTATGGATAGGCCAAAATCCGAGCTTGCATATAGAGTTCCAGCTTCTAAGTTCACTAGAAAGAAAATTACAACAAACGAAAAGCTAGAGGATTTAGAAGGATTAGATACAACTATAGACTGGAAAAATACGGGTGACAATAGTTATGACGGTGAAAAACTAAAGTTACTTGTACATGATGAAAGTGGTAAGTGGGAAAGACCCGATAATATATTAAATAATTGGAGAGTTACAAAAACATGTTTACGATTAGGTAGTAGAATTATAGGTAAGTGTATGATGGGCTCAACATCAAACTCATTAGATAAGGGTGGAGAAAATTTTAAAAAACTATATAATGCATCAGATGTTACTAAGCGAAACAGAAATGGACAGACAGCGTCTGGTTTATATTCTCTTTTTATCCCAATGGAGTGGAACTACGAAGGATTTATTGATGAGCACGGAAGCCCAGTCTTCAATACTCCGGACCATGACATCTTTGACCCACACGGAGAGTTAATAGATATAGGTGTTATAGACAGTTGGCAAAATGAAGCCGACGGTTTAAAAGGTGATCAAGACGCATTAAACGAATTTTACAGACAGTTTCCAAGAACTACTGAGCACGCGTTTAGAGATGAGACTAAGAATAGTATATTTAACTTAGTAAAACTATACGAGCAAATAGATTACAACGAAGAAATGTCTAGAACATTAGGTATTACTAAAGGTAATTTTCAATGGGTTAACGGTGTAAAAGATTCTAAAGTAGTATTTTATCCAGATCCTAAAGGTAGGTTTAAAGTGAGTTGGGTGCCACCATCAAATATACAAAATAAAGTTGTAACTAAAAACGGTGTTAAATGGCCTGGCAATGAGCATATGGGTGCTTTTGGTTGTGATAGCTACGATATATCAGGAACTGTAGATGGTGTAGGCTCTAAAGGTGCTTTGCACGGATTAACTAAGTTTAGTATGGAAGACGCACCGGCTAATACATTTTTCTTAGAGTATTTAGCTAGGCCACAAACCGCAGAGATATTCTTTGAAGACGTTCTAATGGCATTAGTATTTTACGGGATGCCTTTACTTGCAGAGAACAACAAACCTCGTCTATTGTATTATTTACGAAGACGTGGTTACAGAGGTTACAGTATGAACAGACCTGATAAAATATGGAATAAACTATCTGTAGCTGAAAAAGAAGTAGGCGGAATACCTAATTCAAGTGAAGATATAAAACAAGCTCATGCTGCTGCAATTGAAATGTATATACAAGACCACGTAGGTATGCAGCAAGATGGGTCGTTTGGTGATTGTTACTTTAATGAGTTGTTAAATGACTGGGCCAAATTTGATATAAACAAAAGAACAAAGCACGATGCTTCTATAAGTTCTGGTTTAGCTATTATGGCTAACAATAGGCATTTATATGCGCCAAACGTAAAAATAGAAAAACAAAAAATAAACATAAACATAGCTAAGTACAGAAATACTGGTTATAATTCTAAAATAATAAAATAAATATGGCAGAGTCTGTTATAAAAAGTTATTTTCCTAGTCAAGTAGTAAGTGATGCAGAGAAGATTAGTTACGATTACGGTTTGAAAGTTGCTAAAGCAATAGAGTCAGAGTGGTTTTACAATGATTATAATCAAACGCGATATACTACTAATAAAAACAACTATCACAATCTTAGATTATACGCTAGAGGAGAGCAGTCTGTAAAAAAATATAAAGATGAATTGTCTATAAACGGTGATTTATCTTACCTTAATTTAGATTGGACACCAGTACCTATTATACCTAAATTTGTAGACATAGTTGTAAATGGTATAGCTGAACGTATGTATGATATAAAAGCTTATTCACAAGATCCTTATAGTGTACAGAAAAGAACACAATACATGCAAGATGTTCTTTCAGATATGAACACTCAAGAGCTTCATGATTTTAATAGTTCACAGTTTGGTATAAATACTAAAAAATCAAAAATAAAAGAACTACCTGAAAGTAAAGAAGATTTAGCTTTGCATATGCAGTTAACATACAAGCAGTCTATTGAGTTAGCAGAGGAACAAGCTTTAGGTGCTTTAATGAAAGGTAGTAACTACGATTTAATTAAAAAAAGATTTTATTATGATTTAACAGTTTTAGGAATAGGTGCTGTTAAAACTAATTTTAATACTTCTGAAGGCGCTACTGTTGAATACGTTGATCCAGCAGACTTAGTATATTCTTACACAGAATCACCTTATTTTGATGATTTGTATTATGTTGGTGAAGTTAAAAAAATACCTATAAATGAATTAGCTAAACAATTTCCTTTTTTAACTCAAGAAGATTTAGAAGATATAGTTAAAAATAAAAATCACCAAACTAATTATAATCAAGGTTCAACACAATACAAAGAAATAGACAATAATAAAGTTCAAGTTTTATATTTTAATTATAAAACGTACATGAACGAGGTTTACAAAGTAAAACAAGTTGGTAGTGGGGCTGAAAAAGCAATAGAAAAAGACGACACTTTTAACCCGCCTGTTGGTAAAGAAGGTGAGTTTACAAGGCTTCAAAGAACAATTGAAGTTTTATATGAAGGGGCTTTAGTATTAGGTACTAATAAATTATTAAAGTGGGAGATTTCTAAAAACATGCTAAGGCCTAAAAGTGATTTTAATAAAGTAAAAATGAATTACTCTATTGTAGCGCCGCGTATGTACAAAGGTAAAATAGAAAGCTTAGTAAGACGTATCACTGGTTTTGCTGACATGATACAGTTAACACATTTAAAAATACAACAAGTTTTAGCTAGAATGGTTCCAGATGGTGTTTATCTAGATGCTGACGGTCTTGCTGAGGTTGACTTGGGTAATGGAACTAATTATAACCCACAAGAAGCTTTAAACATGTTCTTTCAAACAGGTTCTGTAATTGGTAGATCTTATACTGGCGATGGTGATATTAACGCTGGTAAGGTGCCAATACAAGAAATAACAAGTGGTAGTGGCGGTAATAAAATACAAGCTTTAATAGGTAATTACAATTATTACATGCAAATGATTAGAGATACTACCGGACTTAACGAAGCTAGAGATGGTAGTACGCCAGATAAAAATGCTTTAGTTGGTGTGCAAAAATTAGCTGCAGCAAATAGTAACACCGCTACAAGACATATACTACAATCAGGTTTGTTTTTAACTGCTGAAATAGCAGAAAAATTATCACTTAGAATATCTGATATTATAGAGTACTCACCAACAAGAGATGCTTTTATACACGCTATAGGTGCTCATAATGTTGCTACGCTTGAAGAATTAAAAGAACTCTACCTGTATGACTTTGGTATATTTATAGAGTTACAACCAGACGAAGAAGAAAAAATGTTATTAGAAAATAACATACAAGTCGCTTTGTCACAGCAGAGTATAGATCTTGAAGACGCTATAGATGTTAGAGAAATTAAAAATTTAAAGCTAGCAAACCAACTATTAAAAATACGTAGAAAAAAGAAAATAGCTAGAGATCAACAAATATCTAAAGAAAATATACAAGCTCAAGCAGAGGCAAATGCACAAGCTCAACAAGTTGCCGCTCAAGCTGAAGTACAAAAAAACCAAGTTATTAATGCTAACGATGCCCAGTTAGCTCAAGTTAAAGCTGAATTAGAATCTCAACGTATGATGCAAGAAGTTGAGCACAAGAAAGAATTAATGCAGTTAGAGTTTCAAATGAATATGCAACTCAAAGGTGTTGATGATAAAACGCTAAAAAATAAAGAAAAACAAAAAGAAGATCGTAAAGACGAAAGAACTAGAATACAAGCTTCTCAACAAAGTGAACTTATAGATCAAAGAAAAGGTGATAAACCACCTAAAAACTTTGAGTCTGCAGGTAATGATATACTAGGAGGAGGTTTTAATTTAGGTGCTTTTGATCCTAGATAACAATTATTAATTATTATTATATTATATTATGGCAAAAAAGAAAACAGAAAAAGTAGTCGAAAAGGCTACTGAAGACAACGTTGTAAAAGTTGATCTTAAAAAAACAAATGAAGATGACAATGTCATCAAAGTAGATTTAACAAAACCGCCAACACCAAAAAAAGATGAAGTTACAGAAGAAGTTACAAAAGATAACGCTGACGACAGCGGAGTGGTTGAGCTCGTTGAAGATGCCGAC